TGAGTGAGGGTGCTACAACTAACTACTGCACAAGCCCAGAAGATTTCACAACATGGACGGCGACGAATATGACTACGCTCCCCGTTGCTAATGTGGCAACTTCACCAGATGGGACGACTACATCTGACCGAGTGACGTTCGATGCGCTTACAGCGTCTAAGCTTGCGTTAAACACTGTATTGCCCGTAGGTCAGACCACATTGTCTGTATATGCTAGCGAAAGCACGGCAGGGAAGGGCTTTCAGTTAATCGCATACAATTCTACAGACGGCGTGATGGCATCTGCTGACTTCACAACAACATCAAGTATAGAGCGTTTTGATTTCACCTTCACATCCACTGTTGTTGATTCAAAAATTTACATCCGGAACTCATCGGACGCATTAGCAGGTGCAATCAACGTATGGGGCTATCAGGCAGAGCTTGGCGTGCTTTCCACATACACAGCAGCTTCACGCTCCGAAGGCCTCGGCTCTCTCAAGTGGGCACTGGCAGGCAGCAGGATTCCTACGGGTGGTGATTTAACTTATGTCATCGGCATGGTGCCGGAGTTTGCGAGTGGGGATTTGGCGTTTGCCACACATACAATTATTGACCTGGCTGGCGGATCGTCCCTGCTGTACCACAGAGCATCAGTAGCTCTTACACAGATAGCGGTGTTTGACAGCACAAACTTCACGGCAGCTAATCTGCCAGTGTGGGATAGGGGCGACAGTATAATTCTGATGGTTCGCGCTAATGTAGCAGCAAACACGCTGCAACTGTCATACGCCAACTTGTCAAATGGCGATGTGTTTACGCACGTCACAGCAGTTCCGTATGATGGCGACTTCACTGCCACCACATTTCTCCAGATTGCTAAAGCCTTGGGCGGAAACAACATGGCAGTGCGTAACCTTCGGGCATATACTGAGACACTTAATGATGCAGTAGTAGAAGGGTTCCGGTGAGGGTACGTTTATTTATAGGTGCTCTCCTCTATGGGGTGAGCATCTTTATCCTATTCATGGCAACTGCATTCACACTACTCTACCAGCGTGAGCACTTACTGTTGATAGCGACAACAACAGCCTTCTTTGTTGGAGGGTATATATGGGAAACAGAACGAGCGGCTGAGGACACGCCATACAAAGGAAGACAGGATGATAGGAACAATGGACGCTAACGCAGTTAAGCATGGGACAGATGTCTTAGCAGCAGGGGCTACAGCATTAGCTGTATTGGAATGGATGCCAGAGATTGCCGCACTATGTGCAGTTATATGGTACATGGTTAGGTTCGTAGAGTACGGACATGGTAAGTACAAAGCATACAAGGAACGGAGAGAGAGTAATGGCTGAGACTGTATATGAAATGTTAATCAGACACGAAGGCCTACGCTTGCAGCCGTATCGCTGCTCTGAAGGTAAGCTGACGATAGGTGTAGGACATAACCTAGATGACAACGGTATCTCCGAAGACATCGCTATGACTATGCTGGAGGAGGATGTGGAGGCATGTATGGATGCACTCCACACCTTTGAGTGGTTCCATAGGTTGAACACTGTCAGGAAGAATGCCATGATTGATATGATGTTCAACCTCGGACTTCCAAGGTTCTCTGGATTCCGTAGGATGATAATGGCTATGGAAGCAGGGGACTATGTCGAAGCTGCATCTGAGGCTAGGGATAGTCTCTGGTACAAGCAGGTTGGTAGTAGAGCTGAGGAAGTATGTAAGATGATTAAGGATGGTCGGTGATGGGATTCGAGTGGTTGTTCGGGGCACCTAAGAGTGTTGAGAAGGCAGTGGATGCAGTTATCGCTACAGGCGATGCCCTCTTCTTTACTGATGAAGAGAAGAGTGTTGCCTCCCAGAAGATACTTGATTGGAAGATTGAGTATGCCCGTGTAACACAGAAGCAGTCCATTGCCCGTAGAATCATCGCTGTGGCTGTTGTAGCTATGTGGATGATAGTAGGTATTACTGTACTGGTTGCGAAGGCTCTGGGGGCAACTGAGTACGCTTCCTTCACACTTACGTTTCTAACCGATGTGGTCATGCAGCCGTTCAGTATCATTGTAGGTTTCTACTTCCTTGCCCACCTAGTCGGTAAGAAGTAAGTAAGGGCTAGGGAAGTAAGTAAGTAGTAATAAAGGAGACACTAATAGATGGCAGCAATCGAATACTCTAAGCTAGAAGAACTTGAATGGGAACATCCTATGGAGGAAGTTACCTTAGGTGACTCCCGTACATTCGTGGATGGTATGGGGGTTATGCGTACCACCTCCCTCTTCATTGAGACACTATCTGCTGCAGCTAAGGCTAGTGGGTGGGAGCCTCTGTTTACTCTTGCACGTTGGGACAAGGGTAAGTACGTTAGCCTATACAAACTGTTTAAGGAGGACATGGACCCTACAGGTTATACTACTTGTATGCGTACCATCGGTAACTGGAAACAGTGGAAGAAGCTATGGTCTGGTCGTGCCCTCGCCCCACACTTGGAGGAGTGGGTGGAGGAGGTAGAGGTTGCACTCTCTGTTGAGAGTATTAGTAAGATGCGTAAGATGGATACACCAGCGTCAGCTAAGTGGTTAGCAGACCGTGGCTGGGCTGACGGGGGTAAAGGACCTAAGCGTGGCCGCCCTAGTAAGTCTGAGGTAGACAGTGAACGTAAGAAGCAGGCCTTGATTAAGTCAGAGCTTGAGGAAGATGCGAAGAGGGTATTTAACTAAGATGGTAGGTATGACTAAAGAGAGTATTCGTAAGGCTGCGGAGAAAGACCTCCTCACCTTCGCCCGTCTTGTAGGTCCCCATCGTGTCTATGGTCCTATCCATGAGGCCCTGTTCAAGTGGTGGACTAGACCTGATGCTAAGGATAACCAACTGTGTCTGTTCCCTCGTGACCACCAGAAGTCTCACTGCCTTGCTGTACGTGTGGCTTGGGAGATTACACGTAACCCTGCTATCACTATCCTGTACGTATCAGCTACATCTGCACTGGCAGAGAAGCAGCTCTACGCTATTAAGAACATCATCTCCAGTAAGATATACCAACGGTACTGGCCTGAGATGGTCAACCCTATTGAAGGTAAGAGGGAGAAGTGGTCAGCTACAGAGATAGCAGTAGACCATCCACTTAGGAGTAAGGAAGGGGTACGTGATAGTACAGTCTTCGCTGCAGGTCTCACCACTAACATCACTGGCTTCCACTGTAACGTAGCTGCCCTTGATGATGTAGTGGTCCCTAACAATGTTAATACTAATGAGGGTAGGAACAAGGTAGCCTCCATGTATTCACAGCTCTCCTCTATTGAAACGACAGAGGCAAGGGAATGGGTAGTAGGTACTAGGTACGATGCTCGTGACCTATACAGTACAATGCTAGACCTAGAAGAAGAAATCTATGACTCTAAAGGAGTATGTACAAGTTCGGAGAAAGTATATGAAGTATTTGAGAAGTCTGTTGAAGATAGTCCAGAAAGGAATGGTAGTGGTACGTATCTATGGCCCCGAATGGCTAGGGAGGACGGTAAGTACTTTGGGTTCGATGCTGCAACACTGGCACGTAAGAGGGCTAAGTATGTTGACCGTCATCAGTTCTTTGCCCAATACTACAATGACCCTAACGATAGCAGCAACGCACCTGTACAGTTAGAGTGGGTACAGTACTACAACAAAGAACATCTAGTATCTAAGCAAGGGCAATGGTACTTAGGCAACAAGAGGTTGAACGTAGTAGCCGCAATGGACTTCGCATTCTCTGTTGCAAAGATGGCAGATTACTCAGCCATTGCAGTGATAGGTATTGATGAAGACCATAACATCTACGTACTGGATGTCGAGAGATTCAAGACTAGCAGCTACCGTGAGATGTTCGACAGGGCCTTAGCCTCCTACACTAGGTGGGACTTCGGTAAGCTGCGATGTGAGGTCAGTGCAGGTCAGAAGGCTGTGATAGAACAGTTCAAGACCTACATGGGTGAGGATGGTATTTACTTTGCCATTGATGAATACAACCCACGGTATCAGGGTAGTAAGGTAGAGAGAATGCATAGCATCCTTACACCTCGATATGAGAACAGGAAGATGTGGCATTTCCGTGGCGGTGCTTGTCAGCAGCTAGAGGAAGAGGTACGTAAGAGCCGACCTGCACATGATGATATGAAAGATGCCTTGGCCTCAGCGATTGACTTCGCTAGACCACCAAGCAAGAGAAGAACATTAAACAACACAGAGAGCAACGTAGTAGTAGCTACTTCAAGATTCGGAGGAATGAGATAAGATGGCAGACACACTAGACTTAGAACAATGGCAGGACGCAGACCATCTGGCATCTCAGATTGTGGACACTTGGACACGCTGGAAGTCAGCTAGGGCTGGAGCAGAAGCAGAGTGGAAGGAGACTAGAGACTTCCTGTTTGCTACTGATACCCGTGGCACATCTACTGGTTCACTCAAGCATTCCAACTCAACTACCTTACCTAAACTGACACAGCTACGGGATAACCTACATGCTAACTACATGGCAGCACTCTTCCCTAATGATAACTGGTTGTCTTGGGTAGGTGCAGATAAGGATAGTGTTACAGCTAAGACTAAACTAATCATACAGAACTACATGCGTAACCGCCTAGATGCCAGTAACTTCAGGGCTACGGTATCAGACTTAATCTATGACTACATTGATTATGGTAATGTGATTGCCAGTACTGAGTATGTAGTAGAGAAGCGTAAGGAAGAGGATGGTACTGAGACAGTACTGTACAGTGGCCCTAAGGCTATCCGTAAGTCACCTTATGATGTGGTGTTCGACATCACAGCTACCTCCTTCAAGAAGTCTCCTACTATCACAAGGGTTCTTAAGAACCTTGGAGAACTTGAACGTGAAGCTAAGGATAACCCTAGCCTACGCTACAATATGGACATCGTTACCTATCTCAAGGATAGACGTATTCGGTACAGCACTATGGGTACTAAGGATAGGAACAAGTATGATGGCATCAGCATTGATGGCTTCGGTACGTATGAGCAGTACATAACCTCAGGCCTAGTAGAGATTATTGAGTTCGAGGGTACTATCTACAATGCAGCTACAGGTGAGCTGTTGGAGGACCGTACCATTACAGTTGTTGATGGTACACATATCGTCCGTAACGTATCAGGTGTCACCTTCAAGGTGCATACTGGTTGGAGGACTCGCCCAGACAACCTGATTGCTATGGGCCCACTGGCTAACCTAGTAGGTATGCAGTACCGCATCGACCACCTAGAGAATCTTAGGGCTGACATCTTTGACCAGATAGCTAACCCTGTTAAGATTATTGCTGGTGATGTCCCTGACTTCGCTAAGGGTGAGGACATCTACGTAGGGGCTGAGGGTAGTGTACAGTACCTCCATCCAGATACTACAGCCCTTAATGCAGACTTCCAGATTGATGCACTTGAACGTAGGATGGAAGAGTTCGCTGGAGCACCTAAGGAAGCTATGGGTATCCGTACCCCCGGTGAGAAGACTGCCTTTGAAGTACAGCAGCTACAGAATGCAGCCGCACGTATCTTCCAGAATAAGATTACACACTTTGAGGAGACCTTCCTAGAGCCGCTGGTTAATGAGATGTTCCGTATCGCTAAGCTCCATGCAGGCGCAGAGCCTAGTCTTGAGCGTATGATTGGTAAGGATGCTAGTGTTGTACAGTTCATTAGTATCAATGCAGATGACCTCAAGGCTACAGGACAGCTCAAGCCTAAAGGTGCAAGGCACTTCGCAGCTAAGGCTAAGTTAGTACAGGACCTTAACTCTTTCCTTGGAAGTCCTATTGGTCAGCGACAGGATGTAGCAGTCCACTTCTCAGGTAAGGAGATTGCACGTCTGATGGATGAGCAGCTAGACCTACAGGCCTACAATCTCTTCGAGGAGAACGTAGCAGTCGCAGAGCAGCTTGAGACAGCTAGGTTGCAGCAGGCAGCAGAACAGCAGTTAGGTGCTGAAGGACAGGTAGACCCCGGAGCAGGTGGAGTTGAAGAAATGGATATGATGCAGCAATGAAAACAGTACTAGTAGTAAACACTGAAGATAAGTCTATCCCTAGTTGCTTAACGCAACGGGCGGCGGACAAGGAGAGTTACCGTAATGGCTACCATGCAGTACACCACATCACTGATGCTATTCGGGATGAGGTACTGAGTAGGTTGAATGCTAAGTTAGTACCACGGGATATAGACTTCAATGTACCTAATTGGGATGTGCATCAGGCTAAGGAACTAGGTTACGCTAAGGCACTGAGAGAGGTACTTGAGTTACTACCTTGACATATAATATGTATTATGATAGAATGAACAGAGTTATAAATAGGAGATAAATACTTTGACCGATGTATTTACAGCAACAACAGCAACACCAACAGGCGACACAGGTAACAGTGAAGCCACTACTAGTAATGAAGGTGACCAGCCAACATTCGAGTTCATAGGTGAGGGCAGGCAGTATGCCGACCAGAATGCAGCACTATCAAGCATTCCACATAAGGATACACATATTGCCCGTATCGAACAAGAGAATGCCGAGATGCGAGCTAAGCTTGCGGAAAGCAAGAAACTTGAAGATGTACTCGCAGCAATGAACTCAAGTAGCAACCAAGCACCAGACGCACAAATGAACGCACCTCAGGGTACTCAAGTCGAGAACACCACTCCTCAAGATATGGCTGAGATTGTTAAGAGCGTGTTACAGGAAGAGAGAGATGCAAGTAAGGCGGAGTCAAACGTAGCGGCAGCTAATAAGTTTATGTTTGATACCTTTGGAGATAAGGCTCAGGAAGTCGCTACCTCTAAAGCTGCTGAACTCGGTATGTCTATTGATGATTTGAAGGGCCTTGCCCTACGTTCACCAGTAGCCTATCAAGCACTCTTCAAGCAGAACAGCACAGTAGATACAGGTACTCGCTCCTCACAGGGAGATGTTAATACTTTAGCTCAGACCTCGACACTGACAGGTAAGGCTAAGTATGATGAAATCAGAAGGGCTGACGCACGTAAGTTCCTAAGCCCAGAAGTTCAGAAGGCACAGATGAAAGCTGCGCTAGAAAATCCTGACCTTTACTTTGGTTAAGAAGTTGAGTATCTACTGCATGAACACAAATAAGGAGTAATATATTATGGCTGGTTTTTCAACTGGAAACAGTGCCCACCTTATCCGCTCAAGTGTCTGGTCACAGAACCTCAAAGACATTCTGTTGGATGAGCTGCAGGGTACAAAATATGTAGATTGGTTGTCAGAGTTCCCTGAAGGTAACGTACTGAACATCCCATCCATCGGTCAGTCAACTGTCCGTGACTATAGTGAGAACGACCCTGTCGTGTACGATGCAATGGATACTGGTAACTTCCAGTTCGCCATTGACCAGTACAAGTCTAGTGCTACGTACATCACTGAGCAGAACATGCAGGATGGTTTCTATATGGACCGTCTGGTAGCTTCCTTCGTACCTAAGCAGAACCGTGCAATTCAGGAGTCCTTGGAAACATCAATCATGGCCCTTGCATCTTCTCTTGGTGTAGTAGGCACCCCGGGCGTGGCTATCAATGGCCGTAACCATCGCTTCACAGCGACAGGTGCTGCACTTGTTGGTGGTAATGCAATGGCAGTAGCTGACTTCGCTACCGCATCCTTGGCACTGACCAAGGCTAACGTATCCAACGAAAGTCGTGTCGCTATTGTTGACCCGTCTGTTGCATACACATTGGATACACTGACCAACATCACCAACGTAAGTAACAACCCTGCATGGGAAGGCATTGTATCTAGTGGCATCGCTACTGGTATGCGCTTTGTTAAGAATGTATATGGCTTCGACGTATATACTTCTAACTACCTTGCTGATGGTACTACTGCTGCAGTTAAACAGAACATGTTCTTCTCTGCAGCTTCTGATATTCTGCCGTTCGTAGGTGCATGGCGACAGATGCCTAAAGTAGATTCTGAGTTCAATAAAGACTTCCAGCGTGAAGAGTATGTCACTACTGCTCGTTACGGTGTTAAGTTGTATCGTCCTGAGAATCTGGTTGTTGTCGAATCCGGCAATGCGGTTTAAGGGGGTTATTAAGTAATGGGTACTCTATATACTAACGATGATGGTCTGATTCAGAACTTCGGTACACGGCTCGTGGAGAACAGCGTAGCTGGTGCAGTGGAGATGGACGGCTACGGTGGTCAGCTTATTGTTGACTTTGATTACACGTCTACCGCAACCGTAGGCTATCAGGTAAATCAGGCAGCTAATTCCCTGATTCCTGCTGGCTCAGTGATTAAGGATATTCACATGGTTGTCGGTACTGCTTGGGTGGGTGGCACCTCTCTGGCACTGGACTTTGAAGATAGTGCAGGTCCCACGGTCCCTTCAACGGGCTTGGCCCCTGTACTGACCGCATCACTGACGGCTGGCTCTGCACATCAGGGAGCGGGTGCTGCAATCGGTGCGGACGTACCATCAGTCAATTCAGACATCGCTCTGAATACCACGGCTGTAGGTGTCTTCACTGCTGGTACTGCGAAAGTAGTAGTCAACTTCATTAAGCCTCGCGTTTAATTAAGTAAGAAGGTAGGGGTAGGGTTCTTAGGAACTCTGCCCCTTTCCCTCTAATGGTTATGATTAAGAGAGTAAAGGAGTAAGTAATGGCTAAGATGACGTGGTTAGAAATGACTCAGGATATTCTATCTGATATGTCATCTGATAATGTAGCCTCTATTGGTGCTACCGCAGAGAGTGAACGTGTAGCTACCATTATTAAAAGTACGTACACTAAGATGATGGAGGAGAAGAATTGGCCCCACCTTGGTAGTACATTCCAGTTAACAGGTCTAGGTGATGTAGCACGTCCGTCACACATGACCATCCCAACTAACATACGCAGAGTGGAGTGGTTGAAGTACAACGCTAAGGTAGTTGTCACTGACCCTGACCAGTATAGGACTGTTACCTATACAGACCCACTCACCTTCCTAGAGAGGATTAACTCTAGGGCAAGCACAGCAAGTAATGTACTAGTAGTAACGGATACTACAGGTGTCACACTGAACATCCGTACAGACGTAGCACCAGCTATCTACACTTCCTTTGATGACACTACTATCGTATTTGATAGCTATGATAGTAACTTGGATGTCACCATGCAGCAGTCCAAGACACAGTGCTTTGGCTTCAGAGAACCTGTATGGGGTGCGCCATTCACAGGGCACCTAGTATCTACGGACTACACCATTGGAGATGTCATCGCAGTACTGGATGCAACCACAGGTGTCACCTACTACTACAGGTGCAGCGTCACAGGTACTACAGCAGCTATCATGCCAGTGTACAGTACAATCATTGGTGCTACGGTAGTTGATGGTGGTGCCTCCTTCGTAGTTGTAGGTATCAGTGCAGGTGACAGCTTTGTCCCTGACCTCCCAGCACAGCACTTCCCACTACTCTTGTCTCAGGCTAAGGCACAGTGCTTCAATAAGATTAAGCAGGTAGTTGACTCACAGGAAGAGAGGGATGCTAAGAGGCAGCGGGTAATCATGCAGAAGAAGGACCATAAGAATAGACAGGATGGTGATAAGTTAGTCTATGGTTATGGGCGTAAGTAATAATAATAATAATAATAAGGGGAACATGGCATGGCAGAAGCAGGCAAACTTAAAGGTAAGGCACGACAGGAACTTGGCACTAAGCGAGATGTAGAGATTTATCGGCAGCCCCAGACGGCACTCTTCTCTACACGATTCGTAGGCGGCGGCGAGCTTCCAGACTGTTTGAAGGATAGTTACTACACCTCCTCAGGTCTGGCACAGAAAGCAATAGATGATTACTTCGAGAGTAAGAACAGTAAAAAGTAATAAGAGTATAAGAGTAAGTAATAAGTAAGTAACAAAGGGGTAGAGTATAGATGGCACGTTCTCAAGCACAGAAGAACTACTTTACATACGTTAAGGGACTAGTCACTGAGGCTAGTCCTTTAACGTCCCCTGAAAACAGCAGCAGCGATGAGGACAACATGGACCTTCGCCGTGATGGTACACGTAAGCGGCGCAGGGGTATTGACTATGAGAATGGTGGAGCTGCTGCCTCAATTACATTCGCACATACAGCAGGTTACTTTGCAACACATACAGCTTCCATTCATGAGTGGAGGAGTATTGGTGGAGATGGTACAAATAATAAGACTATCGTACAGATAGGGAACACACTACATATTAGAGGACTGGATGTCGCTGTACTAGGTACAGGTGGTGTAGGTATCACCTTTGATAACACAGCTATCGGTGGCGGGGCAGCGGATACGTCTATTGATATGGTTAACGTAGCAGTTGCAGCAGCAGACACAGGACTAGATAAGGTAAGTATCAGCTTTGGTAAAGGGACTGCATTCGTAGTAGCCCCTAACATTAACCCATTCATCATTGAGTATCATGCAGCGACAGGTAACTACAGTACGCACTACGTAGGTACTACAGCAGGCAACCTACAGATACGTGACTTCATGGGTGTAGATGACGGACTGGCAGTAGATGCGCGTCCACCTGCTTCCACATGGGCTGCGTTAGTAGCAAGCAATCCTAACCATGCGTACAACCTACTCAACCAAGGCTGGACAGCTACCCATGTGTCAACATATATGACAGGTAACGCACCAGTAACTACAGGTATAACGAGTATCACAGCAGGTGCTACTACCTCCTTTGTCACTATCAACAATGCTGCACTTACCGTAGGTGCCTCGATAACATTGTCGGGTATCTCTATACCAGCAGGCTCCCCTAACATTAACGGTAACCATGTTATTACTGGTATTGTTCTAGGTGGTTTGGCTGCTACTACAGTAACAATATCAGTAGATACAAGTACAGCTACAGGTACATATACAGGCGGTGTTTGGTCAGTGCTAGTGATTGGTGGCAATGCCCCATCCAACAGTGATGTGTGGTGGTATGGTAAGAATAGTGTAGGTGTCTTCACACCAGAAACATTGGATAAGATTTGGTTCGGTAGTATGAAGGGAGCACGGGGACACTACCTGTATAACGCATTTAACATGGCACGTAGTTCCTATGTAACAGGCGCTACTAACTTCTCTACTACAGCTCGCCCCTCTACTACAGTCTTCTATAGTGGTAGGGTATGGTACAGTGGAATTAAGGATAACCAATATAGTGGGACTATACTCTACTCCCGACTAATTGAGGACCCTATACAGGATGCTCACCATTGTTACATGGACGCAGACCCAACATCAGAGGTGGTGATGGACCTAGTAGCATCTGATGGAGGCACCATTACTATACCAGAGGCAGGGATTATCACTAAGATGGTAGTCTCCTCTTTAGGTTTGATTGTCTTCGCGCACAACGGCGTGTGGCATATCCAAGGAACAGCAGATACAGGTTTCAGTGCTACAGGGTTTAGTGTAAACAAGGTAACTAATGTAGGGTGTACCTCTCCAGATAGTATCGTTGAAGTTGAAGGCTCTATCATGTACTGGTCACGTTCAGGTATCTACCTAGTGCAGTTAGATAACAACACACTCCTTATGGCAGCAAGTAACATAACACAGGCAAGCATACAGTCACGTATTAACAGTGTAAGTAATGGGAGTCTGCCCTATGTTAAGGGAGTCTACGACCCACTAGAGAGGGAGGTCAAGTGGGCATACAGTGAGGTCTTAGATGGTAACAATCCAGACTACTGCAACAAGACATTGACGTTGGACTTGGTATTGGAGGCATGGTACACAGGCACAATCTCAGGGGACAGTGTAGCGAACCCATATATTGCTGGAGTAGTACAGTCCCTTAACTCCTCAAGTGTAGCACCTGACTATGAGAGCATGGTAAGGTTCCTTACCTTTAATCAGGTTACTGCTACAAGTATGCAGGTACGCTTCTCAGTACTCTATAAGAATAGTCTCCTTGATTGGGAGACATCTGACGGTATCGGCGTGGAATACTTATCGTATATGGAGACTACTCATGAACTCATGGGCGATGCTATGAGGAATAAGAGCATAGATGATATTCATCTGTTCTTCAAGAGGACTGAGGAGACAGTGACTGATGGTGTAATCGACCAGCCCTCTTCGTGTATGCTGCAGTATAAGTTTGATTGGGCTGATGATGTAAGTAGTGGATTGTTTACTAAACAGGAGGAGGCATACAAGTTTGTACGCCCACTTACTATACCTTCTGCAGTAGGGACTTACCCACTTAACTATGGGCAGTCTGTGATAGTATCGAAACATAATGTTAGAGGGAGCGGTAGGGCTATGCAGTTAAGACTAGAGAGTACGGGGACTAATGATATGCATGTACTAGGCTGGGCAACATTCACATCAGGTAACACACGATGATTACAGTACGTAAGGCAACAGAACTCGACCTACCTTGGATGCTGGGACAGGCTGAGCAGTTCCTAGAGTATCACCCACTGGATATAAAATATAAGGCAGGACACATAGCACAGTTACTCTTGGATATGTTAGAGAATGGTATAGTCCTTATAGCTACAGAGAATGGGGATAGGCTAGGTGCCGTGGGTGGGTACGCTGCCCCTAATATATTCGACCCAGACTATATCGTACTATCTGAACTCTTCTTATGGGTAGACAAACGACACCGTAAGAGTAGGGCCATGCATCACCTAGTTAAGGCCTTTACTGAGAAAGGAAAGAAATACAGTACGGTTACGATGTGTCACACAAGGCTAACGCCGTCACTTGGGAGAGTGTTTGAAAAGAGGTATGGGATGACTCTAATGGAGACAACATACACGAAGGAGGTATTTTAATATGGCAGCTTTAACAACACTAGCTATTATAGGTATAGGAGTAGCGGTAGCAGGCACAGCGTACTCAGTGTATTCTGGACAGCGGGCGGCTAAAGCACAGGAACAGCAGAATACACTGACACAGCAGGCCCGTGCGAAGGACCAAGCAATAGCTGAGAATACTAATCGACAGAACCAGCTACAGGCTATCCGTAGGGCACGACAGTCCTCCGCTAATACTAGACAGATGGCTGTAAACCAAGGCTCTGCTACAAGTACATCAGCTAGTGCAGCCGCATCTTCTCCATTCGTTCAAGCAGGTGCTAACATAGGCTTCCAGAACCAGCAGATAGGGACTATGCGTGAAAGGAATACACTCCTATCACAAGCAACTATGGCCGGAAATAGCGCAGTCTCTTGGCAGCAGCAGGGGGCTACAGGTCAGGCAGTGGCTGGTGTAGGTAAGCAAATGTACGCCGCAGGCTAATAGTGGTAGTAAGTAGAGACAATAATAAGGGGTAGTAATATAATGGCATTACGTGAAGATGAGTTAGCTGGTACAGTTGGTGAAGAAATCAGAGTCACACAGGAACCTGTTGGTGTAACACAGTCAGCACAGGTTAGTCAACGCACTGTACAGGAGGACATTGTTAAGTCCCCAAGTGTAGCAGCTTTCTCATCCGACCCTACGTCTGAGGATGCCTTGAATATTGCTAACACTATGCGATATGGTGAGGACACTACCACTTGGCCTACTGATGGTGAGGAGGAAACATGGGCTGATACTGTACTTAAGGAGGAAGTAGAGGCACCGCTCAGTACACCAGAGAAGATGCAGATAGAAGCAGATGCCCTTACCGTTGCAGGTGGAGACACTGAGAAGGCTAGGGGTTTGGTGGCTGGTATCCTATCCCGTGAAGGGGCACAAATCCTAGCACAGCAGGCACAGCAGGCATACGTAGCTAAGAAACAGGAGGTTGTTGTACAGGATGTAATCAATAACCCTGCTGTTGAGGACAAGGCAGGCGCATTGAATCACCCTTGGCTGCGTGAGGCAGACACACAGATGAATCAGATGGTGCAGACCATGCAGGAGGACTACGTTAGTGGTTCTACATCTATGCTCGAAGGTCAGCTACATGCAATCAAGCAGCAGCAGATGCTCGATAAAGGCACACGCGAGATGTGGGAAAGTAAGGACATGTGGGACCTAACACTGGACTTTGTAGGTGCTGTGTTGCCGTTGACTTGGGGCAATAAGATGCGTCAGGCTTCTGAGGTTGTGCGTAAAGAAGGTGAGGCTGGCAACCCTATGGCCTACCTCTACGGCCCACTGCTTGCAGGTGAGGCTAAGGATGATATGGTAACAGCATTCCGTAAGCTCAGTCCTGAAGAGCAGGATGCTTCTATTGCACGTATCGACCAGTTCATTGAGCAGAACAGTGGTGTGGTTGGGGATACTAACTTCTTCCTAGCCGCTGAGATTAGGGACTCCTTACTGGACTATGGTACAGGTGACCGTATCGTAGATAATACACTGAGCGTTACAGATGCAGCAACTTCAGGCCTATTGTCGGTAGTGACTAAGCCTATCAAGATGGTTAAGCAGATGCTTAAGTCCTCTAATGCCACATCTGCCGCAGCTAAGATGTTGGGTAAGCGTACAGAGTCCGTCATCACACAGGCCGAAGCACAGCTAGGCAGACACGGTAAGGTAGCTGATGCTAAGACAGCAGAGTTGATTGCAGGTAAAGAGGAGGAGATGGACCTAGTACAGGATGCTATCCAAATCCTAAATACAGGACCTAAGGAAGATGCTGCAGTTGACCTGACAGCTATTGGCTCACGCCCTAAACTCCTTGAGAACCTACAGAAGTTGGCTGATAACGAAGCTGCTATCTTGTCTGATACTAGGTCTAAGGCTATCGTACTGACACCAGCAGAACGCAGGGCAGCTCAGGTAGGTATCGAGTCTGCACTCCGTAACACTGGTGATAGTGTCAAGGTGCATGAGTTCAAGTTCACCTCACCAAAGGATACCAAAGGTATTGCAGGCGACTCTAAATCAGTGGATGTCTCCGTAGTCTACGGTGCAAATGAGGGTGGCTTCCCTACATACATAGATGCACTAGGTGCTAGGAAAAAGTTAGGGGGTTCCCAAGAACCTTTCGCTGAGGTAATCCTTAGGGATGCTGCAACAGGCGACTTCCATCCTATTGATGGTGATGTTAAGTACGCAGATATGACCACACCAGAGTTCTATATCAAGTACGATAAGACCCATGAGTACGATGTAGTCAAGGACATCCTAGATGAACCCTTCTTTAGGACAGGTGCTTGGATGAAAGGTACTGGTTACTTCACTTCATGGTTGAAAGATAACGGTAATAAGCTTAACATGCACATCATGGACATGCTCAACGTATCTGAGGATACACGCTTCGCTACTAGAGGTAAGCTCAGGGACCATGCTAAGGCTTTCGTTGACCTGAAGCATGAGTCTAAGGGCCGAGTCTTGAATATGCTGGAGGAAGGGAGTAAGCACGTAGTCCGTAACGCAGAGGGAGAGAAGGTAAGTATCGGTAAGAACTACACCTTAGATGAACTCATCCATAAGTACCCAGATATTACTGATAAAGAAGTGGAGGGGTACTTCACTGCACGTAGTCTCATGGACCTGACTGATAGCATCCAGAATACAGAGCTACGCAGAGAGTTGGATAGGCTTGGCTATAAGGATTATCAGATAGGTAAAGGTGGGAGTCGTCACATTGCACGTCCACTTACACAGCGTAAGCCTACACCCTCAGAAGTCCACAGTATGTTGGACCCTGTTAGCGGTAAAGTAGTAGAAGCAACACAGGAACTCATAGATGATGTCTATGTTAAGGGTGGTCACCTAGCACGCCTCCACTCATCCGAGGTTATCGGTAGTACTAGGGTTGACCACATGCTAGTGCGTAACGGTAAGCACATGAAAGAGCTACCTCCACGAGTCCTTAACTATCGTGAGGGCTACATTCATAGGTTCTACAAAGAGAAGTGGTTCGTTAAGACCACCTCACCAGTACGCTATAAAGGTTCTGCAGATGTACACACTCAGACAGTGGCAGCATATAGCACAAGGGAGGAGGCACTAGCACATAAGTTTGATTCAGAGACTCAGGCTAGGATTGATAGTGGTGAACTCACACTCAAAGAACCTGCATTGGATAGGAGTGCTGGACTCACTGACGCAGGTGAGATTGAGGCACTGAAATCAGGTGGTAGACTCTTCACAGCTAAGCGTGGTGACCAGCTCAAAGGTGCTGCTATGGAGGATAAGGCAAACGTAGAGGACATCATGACCTCTATGGAGAAGGACATTGACAGTGTATCCTACTTAGCCTCACATGGTGACATCATAGCTAACCTTGAGGCACGCTTCACTAAGGAGTTCTCTGATGAGATTGACCCTAACACAGGCAGACTAAGAGAAGGTGCTTCTATGGAGGCACAGGAAGCACAGGGTATCCTTGAATTGTACAAGGGTGTCCCTGCTTTCAGTGATAAGGTAGTTCGTTCTAATATGATTAAACTATCTAACTGGTTGGAGGATAAAGGTAAGCTGGGTAAGTACGCATCTAAGGTAACATGGAACCGTAGTGGTTTCTCACTGGCTCAGGTGGCACGTTCAGCTACCTACGCTACCTTCATTGCCATGAATCCCGGGAAACAGATACTCCTGCAGGGTACACAGTTCCTCATGCTAGCAGGTGCCCATCCAATACAGGCATCTAAGGCACTTGGACAGGCATTCGCATTCCATACAGCCTACTTAGCACGTAACTCTAAACATGCTGACCGTATTGAGAAGGCTGCATCCATCGCTGCTGGTGTCAGTAAGGAGGAGTTCAGGGCTATGTCCGCTGCACTGCATGAGAGTGGCCTATTGCAATCTTTGACGAATCATGCTATGCTTCAGGCTACTGATATGTTCCGTGGTAGTCGTAAATATGAGACAGGTATGGCTAGGTTGGGGCAGGCCGCAGGTAATGTAGCTAAAGCACCGATGAACGTAGCACAGAAGGCAGGCTTCCAAGCAGGTGAGGCACATAACCTTACCGTATCTTGGTTGATGGTACACAATATCTGGAAGGAGGAGAACAGAGGTGTGAAGTGGGTAGGTAATACTGACATCGCTGCTGAATGGGCAGCTAAGACCCGTCAGTGGACACTCAACGCAAACAAGATGGGCAGCTTTAAGTTCCAGAGAGGGATACTGGCTACTGCTACACAGTTCTGGGCCTTCCAGTTGAAGTCTTGGTTAGCTGTTACCTCATCACAGGCATTCACTAAGGCAGAGAGGGCACGTATGTTTGGTGGCTTGGCCTTAGCATGGGGCACTGGTGGTGTATTTGCAGGTGGGCTATGGGATAAGGTAGCTCAGGAGTTGGATATACGTATTGAGCAGGATACTAGGGATAAGATTGAACATGGTCTAGTGGACTACTACCTTAATGAAGCAGCTACAGCACTAGGCGGCTTGGATGCTAGTGGCAATAAGTCAGCTATTGACTTCAGTGGTGCTATGTCACCCCTCAATGGTGCTGGTTTGATTGTTGATGCGTTCAGTAAGGAAGGTACTATCGGTGGACTGGCTACTGGTATCTCAGGTTACACCTTCTCAGCCTACATCAACGCCTATAAGTTCGCAGCAGAGGCTTGGAGGTCTCCTGATGTGAGTACTGAAGAGGCTGCTCGGACTACAGTTACTAGATTCCTGACCGCACTCCCTATTGTAGGCAATGCTCAGCGCGGCATCATGGCACACAACCTACTACGTCACATCAGTAAGAGTACACTGACCCCAGACGCACAGATTACTGCATCTGAGGCTGTTATGTTAGGAGTATCTGGATTTATGTCACGTAAGGAGCTGGCTGCTATTGAGTTACGTATGCAGTCAGGAGAGGACTTCAGGGATTATCAGGATATGGGCAAACACTTGGCTCAGCACTTCAACGATAAGGCCTTTAAGTCCTTGAACGAGTACGGAGACATCCCACCTAAGATGTGGTTCGAGATAGAGGAGCACTTCCAAGCAGTACTCACTGACCTACCACACAAGGCCAGAGAGATTGTACGTAGGAGCTTTGAGAAGTACTTTAAAGGAGTGTCCGTAGAGAATGATGCTATGGCACAGTACTTTGATGGTGCATTTCAGATTACACCTGATAAGGATAGGACTATGCAGCAGATGCTACAGGACCCTAGACTTAATGAGACACAGAAGAAAGATTTAGAAGTACTACTCGATGAGATGTACGATAACAATAAACTTATGAACCTGTTAGGGGATAAATAATATGGCTAAGGCACCTTTTGAAGCAGAGATTACTGGAGTACAGAATCCTATGGATATTCCCTCTACCACAGGGGGACGTACTACTAAAGTACTGAACACAGGATTAGCTGAAGGTATTACAGCTCTAGGTCAGGCTGCTGAGGCTGGAGGCAAGGCCTACCTTAAGAACAAAGCATACAAGGAAGGTAAGGCTGCTGGTGATAAGTTCTTAAGAACCCAAGAGAACAAGACAGATAGTCAGAAGATAGCCGATGGTGACTCTAACCCATTCATTGACACCCCTTCATCTGTACAGAAACTACAGGCAGAGAGTAAGGACTCTATTGACATGGCTGCATTGAAGGCATCTCATGGTGGTAATGCGGAGATGGCTGCACTGAAGGCAGATGAGGCTATTCGTAGAGTAGAGCAGATGGCACCCGGTTGGGCAGATGAGATTAGGCAGTACTCTGCTGATAAACTTGGGTATGACCCCGGTGGACGCTACATGAAGTTGCGTATGCAGAGGGAAGCTGCTGAACGACAGGATTCTAGGGATGTACGCCTAGATGCTATACGTATGGGCGTAGATGTAACTAAGCAAGGGTGGGAGACTTCCTATAGTACACGTCTTAAGACACAGAGCATCGAGGAGGCAGCTAAAACTGCATCAGATAAGCATAAGGCTGAACTAGCACTGCAGGAGCAGGAGCTGCGTATTGGTAAGCTGACCAGAGAACAGGCTGAGGCTAAGAAGTCTTCCATTATGACAGAGTCTTGGCTCTCTACAGTTAAGGCACAGTCCGATGTGCTCACAGTAGAGACGCAGGGCCGGTTCGCTACACTCAGTGGCTTCCTTGATGCACAGGGTAAGGTCCCCTCAGAGAATGTTGAACCACTACAGGCAGAGCTAGTCAAATCCCAAGGTGACCTACTTAACTTTGAGGCACAGAAGGCACAACTAGAGGCTGCAAGTGTAGGGACTAACTTCAAGGATGGAGAAGTCACACGTACACTAGCTGGGTTACAGGCTAGAGTGGACTCAACTAAGGCTATGCTGGCACAGTACGATATTGCCACACGTACAGGTGAATCAGTTAAGATTGATAAGCACATGACAGAGCTGAGGATGCAGGAGAAGTACCCTAGTTGGAGTGCTGCAGTACTCATGGGTAAGTCTAACCCACGTTCAGCAGCTACTAAGTTCATGGAGGGGAAACTCAATCAGGAGTTCAGGGCTAGTGTAGATGATAAGGTACTTACCTACCTCAGCAACAGTAAGAAGAGCCCTACTAAAGTAGATGCAGAGATTGCTCAGTACTATAAGGGACAGGGTAAAGAGTTTGGTGATAGAAGTAATAAGGTAACAGCTACATCTATTGGCATGACTAATGCTCTACTACAGGCAGCAGTAGATACAGGTGCATTGACTAAAGCAAGTCCAGAAGAGTTGACACCTATCTATACGGATGTCATTAAGCAGTTGACTGCAGTGAATGAGGACATGTATGAGACTCCAGAGTTCAAGGGACTACTCAAGACTGTTGGTAGTGAGGGGGTAAGTGATAACCTAGTCAAGTGGTTAGGTACAGCTTCACCAGAACAGCAGCAGGAGTTCAAGGATGCTCATGATAGAGTACGTAATCTTGTAGCCCACTCAGTACAGAGGGAAGTAGGGGAGGTCATCAGTAAGGTACGTGGTTCATCGGACCAGTTCGGTAAGCTCCCTCTTATGGAGGTAGGTGCTGACGGTAAGCTAACACCAACACGGGCACTCTCGCCACAGAATAGAAATAACTGGTCCCCTAACCCTTGGGTAAGAGGTTTCCGTGTACAGGACCATGCTAGGGTTAAGAGTGTAGCCTCTACTGTTAATGATAGTATCTTGTTTGATGGTCTACTAGATGAGAAGTATGTAAGAGATGTAGATAAAGAGAATGCAGCTATCGCATATACTGTACGTAGTGGTATGGGTGAGTTCTCTACTGTTAAGGGTAGTAATATCCCACTGATGTTTGTAGTTGGTGAAGGTAAAGGTGAGAGGGCTGCAGCACAGATAACACACAACGCAGCAGGTGCCTTGAATAAGTACCAAGTCCTTGATGGGAATGTCTACGTCTACGATAGTGCAGGTGGTATCATGACAATACAGTCTAAGGGGGTTCCTAAGAACCTGACTGAGCTAGTGGATGGAGTAGAGTCTAGGGATGACTATGGTAAAGTCCCTTACTACACCCTATCAAGTGATAAGCTACGTTATAATTGGGATAGTAAGTCTAAGACGTATCAGTATGCAGGAGGGTCACGTTAATGGGTGCGCTACGTGCGATGGGAAAGATGGCAGGGAAGAGTCTCGATGAGGTAGCTGAGGGTGCTGCGATTAAGGCACCTATGGGACCCATTGAGGTAGGCACACCTATGAAGGGGGCGATGGATGAGTTGAGTGCAGGGGGTATGGAGCCTGCACCAGCTACGCCGTCGATGATGGGTGCAGTAGATGAGGGGGAGCAGCCTTCAGCCTTTGCTAACAAGAACTTCGACCCAGTATCCCATGTACAGATGGAGCTGGATATGGCTAAGGATGATTTCAGTCAGAGTGTGAAGGAACAGCTACTCTCAGGTAACCCATTAGAGTATGGTAGTCTAAGTGCTAACATACGCTCACAGCAGTACCAGCTAAGGGTAGCTAACTCACGTAAACCAGAGACAGTTAAGATGTGGGAGAAGACAGCAGATAAGTACCCTCATGTGGACTTCGATTTGATGTTGGATAAGGATGAGTTAGGTCTATGGGATAAGTCCTTCCAGCAGTTTGAGGAAGTAACAGGCTTAGATGCTCAGGCTATGTCACACTACGGGGAACTAAGAGTTGCTTACTTAGACCCAGAAGAGTACGTACCTACATTCTCTAAACGTAAGGATGGGAGTCTTGATGAAGTTGGAGTAGGGACTAGGACAGCCCTTGGTGAGTATATGGAGAGGACTTCTACTATTTCCTCTAGGGTTAAGGATGATACTACAACACACCTACATGAGCTGTTCCATCTACTCGATGGTCAGATGTTTGCGATGTATCATAAGAACAATCCTAAGTATAAAGTACAGAGGAATAGTCTTGGAGAGCCACTGAGTGTATCTAGGACTGGTAAGGAGAGATTGAGTAATGACTCAATGGTGAGTGAGGACCTATCTGAGGTGAGTCTACCTGATATGCGACCAGAGTTACGTAGTGCTTGGATGAATCTCCGAAGGACTATGTACACGCTGGGCAATGAGGTTAAGGATGGGTCATACTATGAGAGAAGTCTAGCTAAGGATGCTAAGACTACGGCAGACCCTTATTGGGCCACTGACCCTGAGCTATTAGCTAGGTCATTTCAGGTATATGCTAATCATAAACTGAAAGGTAACAGTAAGATGTCGCCAGTACACCCATTTAAGAGGGAGACACCTGAGTTGGTTAAGGCTATGGATAAGTTCTTTAAGGAGATTAACGTAGCGGAAGAAGTAACCCTGCCCTCCGGTGAGAAGGGCAAGGTACTCTGGGGTGTGGGACTAGGTGCTACATATAGCCTAGTACCTAGACAGCAGGATAAGCAAGCGGTGAGTGGGGTGGAGCTTTAATATGTGCTAAGCCCCAAGATATAGCTGCAGCACTAGAGGAGGAGTAGGTTCGTGGCAAACCCCTTGCCATGACCCTGCCCTCCCAATAGATAGCATAGAGGCCAGTTGCGGGGTGGACGTACACATCTAAGTGTTTACGCATCCCATATACTAGGTCACGGCGTATAGACCTAACAATAGTATCAATAGTAGCACGTCCAGTTAAATCCGACACCTCCCTACACGCTGAGCATATCCTAACATTGTCAATCACATTAAGTGACAGTGAGTAACACGTAGTACTCTTATGGGGGATAGTCTCTATATGCAACTCAGTTTCCTTAACGTACTCTGAGACTATGTCAGCCACCACTGACATATCCTCGACTAATTCATAGTTACTGATATGAGGGTTCTTAGGAACCTTGGTCACCATCATGACAATACTCTAGGTTCAAGGGTAACTAAGCACTTAGCGACTGTTGCTTGGTAACGCTGTGTCGATACCTGTGCTAAGGTGTTGCCGATGTTAGAGATATAGAGGTGACACATAGCCCGCTCTTCGTTAGTAGTGCAGGCCTTAAGGCGACTCTCTATGTGAGTCAACTCCTGACTGAGATTACCGAAGTCATAGGTAAGGTCATTGGTGTTGTCGATTAGTTCATCCATAGTGATACTCCTAGATTAAATATGAAGATGTAGAAAGTTACAAGTAGTGTTAAGACAAGCCAGCGTAGGTGGTGTTCCTTCATACAACCACCCCCATCATCCTAGTACGTAGTAGCTCTAAGGCCTGCTTGTACTGCTGGTGCGCCCTCTGCCTAGACACACCAGTAATGGCTGCTATGTCAGCGAAGCTACACTCTTGAAGAACAAAGCCCATCACTCTACGTAGCTGTGTTGGGAGTTCATCAATGTGTGCCAGTAATACCTTAGTGTCATGCAGCAGTAGGTGGTCATCCTCCTCCCCTACTAAGTCCAGATGAGTAGTACTAGAGTCACCGGATACATAGGCATCCCCCTCACTGACATATACTGCAAGGTACTCATCAGCCCTACGCCATGCATTAGCACTAGCCTTCTGCTCGTAACCCCCTAGCTTAGCCTTAGCAAGCTGGAGTGTACGTACAGGCACTGCCAGTTGTGTAGAGCAGCGCAGCCTCTCACGTTTAATCTCAGCACGTACACATTGGGCTAGGTAGGGATAGAAGGGGCCTCCACTATAGTCCCGAATAGCAGTGAGGAAGGTAAGATATCCTATGGACAGGACATCCTCCTTACTCAGTGGACCACCACGGAACTCCTTACCTACATGCCACAAGAGGAGTCCTTGGTATGTGTCCAATAGTTCCTCTGTTGCCCCAGCATCCCCACACTGTGCCCTACGTACCAGTGTGTCATCCTCTACATACTTATTATTATTATTACTAGTCTCTACCTTTTCCATACGTCATCTCCTACAGCTAATGAACTACCATTGCACAATACTTTAGATACACTATCTGTATTATCCCAGACATATAGCATAGCCTGCCTAACATTAGGGAAGCTAGTGGATGTACCATCTAGCAGATATACCCTAACGTCAGCAGACTCGTCGAGCTTCACGACTCCTCCGTCTTAGAGATACCATGCAGGTGAAGGATAGTACTAAGCTTCTCGTTCTCTTCGAACAACTCACTCATCTCTTCCAGAAGTACAAGGTTGTCCTGCAGGCATGCATCGTAGCTCTCCTCAAGCTCTTCATAGGCCTCCTCCATCTCCGCCAATGCACTACTTAGATGTTCTAGGGCACGTCCTACTGAGCCTATTTGATTACCGCTATCTTCTACCATCAATGCATCCATATCCTTAACAGTCCCCTTTAGTTTTGTCATTAGATTCTTTACTAGGTTTACGAAATATTCTGTCATACCCTACCTCATATTCTTTAGTGTTTGGTTTCTGGTTCTCGTTACCACTCATCGTATGCATCGTCATCCTCTGCGGCTAAGGACTCCTCATGCATCAGCTCAAGGAACTCCTCCTCATACACCCTAAGAAGACTCTCAACATCAATCTTCAGCATGGCGCATACTTCAGCAGGGGTAGAGAATGTAATCAACTGCTGTCGAATGAAGTCTCTATCAAGCATCCTCCTCTCCTGACTCTAGGATATGCTCACATAGTAGGAGGATAGTATCCAGTAGGACAACCACTGACTCCTCATCTACCTGCTCAGGGACAGAGGCCTTACCCAGTACAGCGTATGTTGCAAGTGCTCTTACGTCTTTGATGTCCATATTATACAGTCTCCTTAGTCTTTTCTTCTTCTTCTTCCTCAGTAGGGTTCTTGGGAACGTGGCAGAAAGGGATACCTACGAATGTCATGAGGGGTAGGCCTGTTTCCTCAGATGCTTTGAACACATCCTCAGTCAGTCTATGGGCACAGTCAGTAGTAGCACAGCTCTCATAACTCTTACAGAAAGTCATATCCCTATACACTAGCATTGGGTGCCCCCTTAGTAGTGAACTTCTCAGAGTCACGGGCTGCCCAATAGCCAAGACCACCGAACAACTTACCTGTCTCCACATCCTTAGATGAGTTACGCAGTCTACGTGCTACTGCACCACCACGCTCAACACTATTCTCATAACTTCTCAATGATTTACTCATACTACTCTCCGTTGTACTTACGTATCATATAGTCTAGCGATAGGAACATAGGGTCGCCGTACCCTTTCTTTGTGTCGTTAAGGATGCAGCACCCTCGCCAATGGTGGTTGCCCTGAGGCCCCATGTACTCTTCGTTGTGTTGATAGTAGGCACCAATAACAATACCAATCATAGGTTCACCAGCACTGAGATGACGTGTACCAAACTGAAGTATCTGTTGGTGTCCCATCACAAAGGATGAGCCTATCTTCTGCAGCTTGTTATCAATAGTGCCTGACAGTGTACCCTTTGTCAAGCTGTACGGGTTAACAAAGTTGTGGGAGAAGAGGATACCCTCAATGTCCACCACCTCCTGATACTCGTGGACTTCCCACCCCTCAGTGTCTAGGTCTTTGTAACCAATGACACCCTCAAGCTTAGGGTCCTCGTTGACTGCTCGATGAATACGGTACTCATGGTTACCCATAAGGAATACCATACGTGGTCGATACAGCTTCATCTTCTGCTGCCTACGCTTCTCATTGTAGGACTTCAATGGTGCAAGCAACTCCCTCATGGCTGTATTCCCTGACTCAGTGTCCTTCAGGTAACGCCGTCCCTCGAAGGACTTACTCCCCTTCTTATCGTAGGAGGAGAGACTAGGCATGTCCCACCAATCCCCAAGGCACACAATAATGTCAGGCTTCTTATCAACAATCAAGTCACCTGCTGCTGCTATGTGCTCAGTGGGGACCCCTTCCTTCACCTGAGTATCGGGGATGATGAATATCTTCTTGCCGCCACTCATCGGTCTAGAGGCCTATCGTGATACTTCCAAGCCTGTACTACACCATAAGGGAACTCCTTCACCTTCCTCCATGTGTCAGGTACTCCTGAGTTAAACACCGCCACAAATACCAGTGCAGAGGACATAAGCACAACAAGTGCAATCTTAAGCCTACGTACAACCAGTGTGTCCTTATCTATATTGTTCCTCATGTTATTACTTACCCCTCTTAGGTTTAACTTTGACCTTACTTACCTTACCTGCTTTAGTGTAGTGTATCTTGGGAGGCCTGAACCTTATCCCTGCAATAGCCCTGTTGTAGTACCTATACTCACCCTTGGCATCAACAGAACGCATCACATCATTAAGTACCTGTACCCTAATCTCTTCCATGTGTAGGGTAGCAGCACAGTCACAGTTCATTAACAGGATGAACTCAAAGGAGTCCTTACCATACTTCAAGATGTCTGCATTGACATACTTAGAAGAGCTGGTGTAGTACTCCCACTTGTTAGGCTTACGTGTGACCTTCTTACGTGCAGCCCCTGCTACCTTACGCCTAGTAACGGAGACATACTTCTTCTTACCGAAGTAACGTACACCTGTTACTTTATTCACCACTTCGTAGATGAACCCAAAGCTACCCTCTGGGTCTGGAGCTACACCTTTCCAGTGGTGGTCTATCATCGAAGTTCACTAAGCTCTTCAAGTTCTTGGGAACCCTTAGCTGTCTCCAAGTCCACCAGTATCTCAATGATGTGCATACATTTACGTAGGTCTTTGATGCCGCCCTTGTCACGCCAACGGCTCAGATACTTAATAGCGCAGCCTTCAATGAATGGGATGTCGTTAGCATGGATGAACTCTATTGGCTGAATCACCATTTCTTTGTAGTGGTCGCCACCTTCCTGACGCAGGAGGGATGTCAGCTCTGCGCACACTTCCTGCTTTGCTACGTCTGATTCGGAGTTCTCCTCAACAGCACTAGCGTAGCTGTCCCCCTCACCCATATTAGCTCTCTCCCAAGACTCCTGTCCATAGGGCCATCCTTCTGGTGCCAACGCCTCTAGTACTTTACTCATAGCTGCTTCCTCCACTTTTCCATTACCTAAGTTACTACGTAGGATACTTTCATCCTCACAGTAGCCACAAGTACAGTTATCCTCATGTACCTGAAACCCTACAATACCTTTACCACTATTTTTAATTAACATACTATTAAATATCCTCCAGACTAAATGATGGGTCGAACCTTTTCATCTTCTTCCATAGGTAGAAAGAAGCCAAGAACATTTCCTCACCACGTTGAATCTCTTCCTCTTCCCACTCATGTAGTACGAATACCTTAGGGTCAGTACGTGATAGGAAAAGATTGTAACACTTAGCAGTGGGCATGTCCAGTCCCTTACGGTAAGCGGCTAGCTGCATGGCATGTTCATCATAATGCAGCTTCTTACCCTTGAGTACGTCCTCTTCACTAAGGTTCTTAGTCTTGAAGTCGATGATGATATTAGCTTCCTTATCATGGAAATCCACAGCACCGCCGTACCCAAGAGGAGAGGTGAAGGAACGCTCAACTACTGGATTAGCACTTCTTAAGGATATGAGTACGCTCTGAACAATCTCAGCATAGTCTATGTACTCCTTCTCAATACTCCTATGGACAACCCACTCCTCAATAGCAGCATGGATAGCACTACCTACCTCAGCACTGTTATCCTCGAAGTACTCCTCGCCCCTCTCCTTAGCCAATGCCTTAGCCGTAGCCTCTTTAATCAGCCAGTGTGTGAGTGCTGGCTTGTCAAGGATACCGTTGATGGTGGTGACACTTGGGACTAGACCAAGCTTACGTGCATCCCGTAGTGTAGTACTCCGGTCCTCACCCTTACGCTTACCTGTCTTAACTACTTGTGTGTAGGCTGGCTTACCTTCATGGTCATACCAATGCCCTGCCTCTGCTACATAATCACTCATCCACGTTCCTCCTTAGTACACTCAACACAGTCACACTCCTCCTCGTCAACTAACTCTTGCTTAAGCCTAGCACTCATATCTTCCATCTTCTCCTGTATAAGTTCTCTCTTAAGTCTTCGTTCCTTAGCTTCGAGCTTAGCAAGTCTCTTCTCAAGCCAGTGTCGTAGAGCCTCTAGCATCGGAGGCCTCCATAGTAGACTGCGCTATACATAGTCTCATACTTTGCTGGATTGAAGGACCACAAATCAACCAACATATCACACAACTCAAACTCACTCATCACATCAACATCAAACATTTCCTACCTCCAGTATTCGTTTCCACTGCTCAACATCAACGTCGTGTCCAGCTCTATTCATGTGTATTGCATTTATAATGTCGAGCCTAATCTGCTCGTGCCAAGGCTCCATCTCATCCCAATTATCAATCAGTTCATCTACCATCTCTTGTGTAATGTAAGAGGTGCGTCCGAGGGCA